AAATCCTTAGGCTTCAAGTGATCTACGATTCCCTGGACTAATCTAGATCCGTACCCTTTTCCTCGTTCTTCTGGAAGCACAAACACGTCCCGAAGAATGTATGATTCGTTGTATTTCTTGACCCAAAGAGACGCCACGATCTTGTTTCCCTCTTTGAGATTTGAAAAGTATTCGCCTGGACTCAGCTCCGCAGGTGGATTAGGGCCTATTAATTTAGATGGGGAATACTGTGACGGAGTACCAATCATTATAAAACCTTGTCAAATAAATCGGGTGTTCCTTTCAGAAAATCTATTCCGAATAAATCGCCTACACCGTGCTGGTAAAACGATCTCCAAAACATAAACACTTCTTTCAGACCAAGTTCGGCTTTCGTATTGAACTCCAGGATAAAAGGTTTGTTTGTTCCCTCTTGAAACATCACATCAGCTCCAAATACTTGGAACCCGTTCTGTGCCTTCCAATCTGGTCTGTAACTATGTTCTTCGGCCAGCAAAGTCTTCATTATATTCACTACTTTCTGATGAGCCGATTTAGTCATTGATTCGTCCCATCCGTCTGGCTTGTCGTCGGGAAACAGAAACAGGTGTCCGTGTTTCATATGCGTATCGTGAATTTCCTTGTCTTCGTAGTTCTCGTTCTTGTAAGGCTTCACAGCTTGAACTAAGAAATATTTATTTGCTAACCATGCCGATCGGATTCCGCGAGAAGAGCAATTGATGAGGAAGTAAACACGTAAATGAAACTTGTGTCCTCGGAAAGTTGCCGGCTGAATGTAATTTTGCAGAACCCATTCCTTGTATTCTGTATTTTTGGAAATCCAGTCTTCTGCTTCTTTCTTCGTATGAACCAACGTAATTCCCATTCCGCGGTACCCTTCTGTAGGTTTCAGAATCTTGAGTGACCGAATGACCGGAACCGTATCGGTGATAGTTTTGGAAGCCGGAACCCAAGGGTAATTTGCGAATCGCTCATATAAACGCGACTTCACCGTCAGAATCTCCTTTGAACGACCTGTAAGCACAGCTAAGAGTTTGACTTTAGGATTAGTTCTCAAAGGAATGATCGTGACTCCCATCTGGATAATTATGTCAGCGTCGTTCGTTTCAACTTTACGCCATGATGAAGGAACGCAAGATTTGAATAAGGCCTGGACTTCAGAGTCTATTTCCTTCGTATGACCGTTAAATCGGTAGGTTACCATATTATATTTATGTTTCGTTATAATTAACAACTTTAACACGTGGACCATACAATAAACAAATGCCTCGTGAAACTCTCCCTGTAACCGACGAAACTGGAATGAAAATTGATTATTTGGAAGAAGATCCAGAAATCCCAACCCAACGTTACTGCATTATCTCTTTTATTTCACCTGAAAAGGTCTTGAAGCAAAAGAGCGAATTCTATAACGAGAAGTTCATTGAATGGCTTGAATACGACTGGAAAATCAAGGGCATGGAACATTTTATTGCCTTTCTTTCCAAGAAATACTCTGTAAAAATTGACGACATGTTCAAAGATTTAGAAGAGTTCAAGAAAGTCCACGACGAAGAAATCAAGAAGACCGACGTCCACGAACAATACCAAGTTTTCTTACTCAAGAAAGAAAAAGATTTGGAAAATGAATTCAACGAAAAAGTTGAGTTCCAAACCAATGTTCGTGGTGTAAAAGTTCGTCGTGTATTTGCTAACTTGGAAGAAACCCAAACTTTTGCTCGTGTAATGCAACGTCGTTACCCCAACGATAACTTATACATCGGTAAAGTCGGTGCCTGGCTTCCTTGGGACCCATCTGAAACTATGATGCCCGAAGTTGAATATGCCGAAAAGGAACTCAACGAAATGATGAGAAAATACAAAGAAAACGAAGTCAACCGTGAAATCTTTTTCGAAGAAGAAAAGGCTCAGCGCATTGAAAACCAAAAGAAGGAAAACGAAGAACGCAGACGTAAGGCACTTGAAGACGCCAAGAAAGATTCAGGTTTAGCTGATATTAACGACGTATCTCGTGCTCTTGAAGACGCAGTACATCCTGCTGAAGGAGCCGTTCGTGATTTATAAACTTAAGAATAATGAGGTTCACACATTTATCTGCTACCCAAGTCAAGGAGTTCCATACTCCTAGAAAGTTAGGTATTAAACCTAAACCTGCCGGAGTATTATGGTTCGCATGCGAAGACGCGTGGAGAACATGGATAAAAGACGAAGTGGGAAACGAGGAATGGTTGAAACAGTATAAATATGAGTACACTGCCGAGCTGGGCGAATCTAAACTTATTGTTCTGAAAACTTACAAGGATATTCAAGAATTCAACACAAAGTTTTCTGGAGACGAGGATTACAATACTATTAATTGGGACCGCGTGAGAAAGGAAACAGGTAAATCTGGTATTTTTGTGAAAAATCCAAGAATATTCAAAGCCAGACAAGATTTCTTGTGGTATTCTAGCTTTGATATTTGTTCCGTTGGAGTTTGGAGTTCAGACGCAATCAGAAGTTTCGTTGGAAAAAAGATTTAATTACTTTCCTTGCTGTTTCACATGAACCCAAGGTGAATTGCTCTTTTTTCTTAATGAATCAGGATTGTATTCGTCTTGGGCCAACATTGTGCTTGAGAACGGTTTGTTGTCAGTCCATAAACTATCATCACATAAATGAAATTCTGGATGATCCGATGCTTTATACCAAAACACCTGATCTTCTAATTTGTTTGATGATACACCGTTACAAATAACTAAACACTCGTAATTTTCCGTGCATTGGTCCATGAACTGACAAAACATTTCAAATGTGGGGAACATACCTGCGTAGTTCTCGTATATTCTTCTGCGGTTACCTAAGATAGTCTCACGCAAAATAAATATAAAGTCTACGTTCGTTCGTAAATTTGGCGTAATACCCAATGGATACTGCATAGTGATAATTGTCATCAAATCGATATGACGACCGTTCATAAATACGTAACGAGTTGATTCTTCTTTGATCCATGACCCGTCATACAAACAATCATCCAAAATCAAGAACGCACGAGGATCTATATGAGAATTACCTCCACTTCTCTTCTTCTCTTCGTTTCTTGCTGTTTTAATACCTAATTGACGCTTAATAACATTCATTACGATGGGAGGTTGGTACTTATCGTGGATTAACTTGGAAGGAACCATGTGCTGAAAGAACTCGTTGGCGACTTCAGTTGCAGAAATAACGGTTCCAATAGGGAAACAACGTTGGGTATTGTAAAGAATATCGCGAACCAAGAAAGATTTTCCTGTATCCTTCTTACCTATAACGACGATCATAGGGGACTTGCGTGAATCAATTTCGCAGCGGTCTTTCAGCATGTCAATATTGAACTTTTTGATATTAAAGTTCATCTTGTCTTGAGTGCGTGAAGTTTTTAGTTTATGTTTAACATGGGAGTATAATATGGTAAAGCGTAAAACTTCTTCATCCAGCGACCTGAGGACAAACTCGGTTGCTCTCTCTTTACAGCGTTACACCGATTTGAAAGCTCTGAAAGCAGATCAGACATGGGGAATCCAACACATCCAGCCTTTTTTTCCTCCAATTGAAAGACTTTTCAAGACCGAGGTCCTTGAATCTCCTAAAGAGTTTGGTTTTAAATTAAACGAAAACATATCTTCTATTATCGCTGCTGACACTGTAAGAACAAACAAAGGCAATACTGTCGAGGTCCACAAGAAAATCACTATGCTTTTAAGCCCTTTTAAATGGATGCAAGGGGACTACGGTACATACTTAGGTCTTCCTACTTCCGAAGAAGAGGCATTTGAAATCCAACGCAAGATCCAAGATTCGCATAACGCAGCTTATGTCGGAGCCCTCTTATCTGTCGTCCTTTCCCAATCTGGAAACCCACACTTCCCTAAAGTTTACGGCGTATACACCGGCATGTCCCAAAAACACACAATCAATATTTCTGACGATTACGGAGATTTATGTGAACGATCATGGTTCAGCCAAAATATCGGTAAGACCTTTGAAATCAAGTTGGCAGATGATCTTCATTTATCTGGAGATTTTCGTCATACTCGTAGAGACCGAAGTTCTTTGCTTATGGGAGAAACTACAGACTTAGGTGACGTACAAGAACTTGAAGGCGTAGAAGTATCTGACGTCCAACCTGCCGAAATGAAAGCTATTATCAACGATGAAGATGAAGAGGATGACGCAGAATCAGACAGTTCTTCGGTTTCTACTTCTTATATTTTTGGTATTCATTCATGCGACTGCGACGATCAAGACGACGAAGACGAAGATGACGAAGACGAACCTTTTGCTTGGGCTTCGTTCTCTAACGTTCCCGTCCAAATCACTGTCATGGAAAAGTGCGAAGGAACTTTCCACGAACTTTGTGCTTCGGATAACAACACTTTAAAACATTTAGCTTGGCTTTCCCAAGTTATTTTTGCTCTTGCGTTCGCACAACGAACCTTCGGGTTCACGCACAACGATTTGCATTCCAATAATGTCATGTACGTTTCAACTAATAAAGAATACTTGTATTACAACTGCGCCGGTCAGATTTATAAAGTTCCCACTTACGGATACCTCATTAAACTCATTGATTTTGAACGTGGTATTGGATCAATCAAACTTATAGGAATGAAAGAACCTAAGTTATTCATGAGCGATCATTTCTGTATTGACGAAGAAGCTGGGGGACAGTACAACTTTGAACCTTGGTACCTTCCAAAATACCCTGAAATCAAACCCAATCCTTCATTTGATTTAGTGAGACTAGCAACTTCTACTTTCTGGGACTTCTTTCCTGAAGGACCAGAGTGTGAAGATTACAAGGAAAACCCCATTTTCAAATTGTATATGAAATGGTTGACTTTAGATGGCGATAACTCAATTTTGTTCGGCAAGGAAAATCCAGTTCACGATAGATACCATGGATTTCATCTGTATAAAGCTATTGCAAGATACTCAAAAAACGCTGTCCCAAAAACCGAAATTTTGGCTTTGAAATCTTTTTACGCAGTTGATTCTGTTCCTGCTGGGGAGGAAGTTGTCCCGGTTGACGTATAAAGTTGTCCCTGTTATACTTTGGTTTTTCCATTGTTATCTTCTGTATTCTTTTTAGCATGATACTTTTCTCTTTTCTTACGAAGTATTTCTTCTTTGTTCTTGTAATAATTTTCCATGTTCTTTTTATCACACTTTTCTTTTTTTGAATAATAATATTCACTCTTTTTCTTTTTTAATTCATCTCCTTTTAATTCTCTATATTTCTTATTGTAATTATGAGTATATTCTATACGTTGTTCTGTCAAAGGACGTTTATATGTTTCTAAATACTTTTCACGAGTTTCTGTTTTTTGTTCTTCTGTAGCGTACGAAAGAATTGTATTTAGGCACTTTTCATCTTTACGTGCTCCGTAAATAAATTCAGATTCTCTTTTATTTAGTTCTTCTTTACATTTACATGGGTAATCTTCTACAAGAGTTATTTTAACTTTATCCCAACCTATCTCGTTTATGTGTTTATACACGCGATAGGATTGTTTTTTTGATGCAAATTTATGACCTCTTAGTCGCGTATCTAGAGGTTGAATAGTTGCTCCATAATAGTAAAAACCATCATTACATTCAAGCTTGTATATTTTAGACTTTCCGTAATCCATTGAATTATTTATTAATAAAGCGTGTAAATTATTGTTTGCCTACGAACATTTAGAAAGTTGGGCGACCAATAAACATATCTTGCACGGCAGGTATTTCCATTGACTTCACTGTATCAGCAACAACATCTGTAGTGGTAGCAAAGACCACTCCAGCTGCTATGATTCCTCCAAATATTGTGATCTTTCCTGCGTCAGTCCATACTATAGGTTCGCTCTTTGAACGGCGTTCTAAGGCGTAGACGATAAAACATACCAAGGCAACTGCGAGTGAAGCAACAACAATCATCATTTATTCGGGTTTCACGGGAAATTTTACAAATTTAGAACGAGAGTATCTTCCGTGGCTTTTCCTTCAATTTCTTTCAATGGATCAACTTCTTCTTCTACTTCAACCTTTTTGACTTCTTCTTTGGGTTTATCCATATCTTCAAATTCAATAGTTGCTTCTTCCTCTCCGATTTCTAAGAGACCTCGTCCGTCGTCTGTTCCTTCGTCTTCTTCATCCTCTTCTTCATCTTCTTCTTCCTCCTTGACTGGTTCTTCGAACACTACTTTTGCTGGAGAAGGTTCAGGAGCTGGGACTGGTAAAGATACGGTTTCGGGAACAACAGGTGTAGGTGTAGCGTACTCGTCGTCGGCGAAATACTTCTTTGCAATTGATTCCCAAGGCAAGAAACTACGAATGACTTGTTCCATACATTCAGTAATTACACGTTCAATGTCTTGGCGATTACGTGCTTGTTGTTCTGATGGAACTCCGACGGTCTTGAAATAGTAAGCCATTTGCCACATTTTACGTGCGGATTGCTTGTACATTTCGTGAATGAACTTGGAAATAGAAGGGCGTTCAAATTCAATTTTGAGTTCAGAAGAGCTTCCGCGGTAATGGAGGGACGCAAACGATTTCATGTATGAAATGAATACTCCCATCAATAAATCGTCTAAGTAATTACATTTGCTTACCTTTACGATACGGTCTACTTCGGTATTCAACGTTTCTTCAGACCATTCGGGGATGCGAGTTAACATGTTCTGAAAAGTTCTCAATACTTGGTCTAATTGGTTATTACGGTCGCACAACTCTTTAGCAGAATCGTAGATGGACCAGAACCCATCTGCTACGGGGCTGACAAGTAAACCAATTAAATGTTCACGTAAATGTGCCTTGGCAAATTCGGTGCTTGACATTTGTAATTTTGGCGAACTATAATATGAACCGAAAAACGCAATCAAAAACGGAATGTTATTTTCTAAAGTAAGAGGACTCAATTAAAGCGACAATAATTGTAACATCAAGCTCAATTATATCAAACAAAATGGACTCAACATCTTACGAAAAACTTTCTAAAATCTTAGCTTCTATGAAGAAGGATTTAGGCAATTTGGAAAAATTTATGGAAGAATTCAACCCTGTACCTGTCAAACATGAAAATGTAGAAGGTGAAAAGGCAATTGAAACTCCTCAAACACCCAAACGACCAGCTAGGGAACTCACAGTTCCCGGTGCTCCTGAACGACCACCTAAGAAGGTAACAAAGAAAGCTAAGAAGACCGAAGACTCAGATGAAAATCTAACTTCTACAGCCCCAGTTGAAAAGGTCGCAAAGAATACTGACAACGGAACCAGAACACTCGGAAGAGATTCCAAACAAAATCCAACTCGTGCAACTATCATTGAACAATTTGGATTAGTAGAAGGTGACGACAAGAAGGCTTTTGAGAAAGCCTTCGACAAGGCCAGAAAGATGGTAGTAAAATACATCAATGAACTGACCGACGAAGAATACGATAACGGAGATGATATCAAGTTTATTATCGCTTGCGCTGAAAAGGTAAACGGTAAGAAGCAGGAAGTTGTCGACATAGTAACATTGACAATTGACGAACTAAGTAAGTTGAAGCTCACAGAAGACACAGAAAAAGGCCCAGGTGTTTACTGGGACAGTGCAAATGGACGCCCTGTAACGGGTCCAGCTCGTGACGTTGAATCTGAAGATTTAGTTGAAGTCAAGCACAATGGTACCGAATATCTCGTAGATGTTGCTACATCTAGAGTATATGATGTTGACGAAAAATTCCTAGGCTTTGCTGGATTCTATCCATTCGACGATGACGCGTTCGAAACCGTCGTATGCAAAGACAAGACTAATTTCGTTACTGATGGCGGATACGTTCTTGGTAAGGTTGTCAGCTAAATTAAAAAATTGGGTTAAGGTGGAAACACCAAACCTGATTTTTTATCCGAAAATCAGATGATAAGCGAAGCTCCAGAAAGGCAATACAAGAACCGGAAACCATCCGAAAGTACACACTGTAGGAACAAGGTACAGGATTCCTCCTGCGTTGTATGCCACTCTAGAACTTGCGATCCAGAAAGTGAGAAATACAGTGGTGAAAATACGACTAACAAACAACCAAACAAATTCAAATGCAGAAGCTCCAGGATTAGATCTGGCAATAGTATTCACTGATGGTGCCGAAAGTTGGAAGTATTTACCGTCTTCTATAGTTTGCGAACTTGGCTCGTCGTTGATTTTTAAGTCTACTTTAAGAACCTTTTGTTTGTTTGGGTTTGGGTCTGGTATGCCTACAGTCGTAGGCGATACTTTCATGTTGATGCTTCCGTTATCCACATAAGTTCTTACTGCACTCGTGACATCTGTAAAGTTCCCGTCATAACCGTATTGCGCTTTCACGATTTTCAACCCCGAAGCTATTCTGGCCGGAGGAGCATCAATATTCAAGGTTTCGTCGTCATTTACCGAAACCGTGTTTTTACTGCCTCCGTTTATACTGTAAGATACAGTCAACGTCTTTATTTGTCCTGGAGCAGGGTCCGTGACCCCTAGTGCTGCTGGACTTACAACTACCGCTATTTTTCCATCGTAAATTTGTGATGTAACCTCGTTTTTTACATCTACAGTGTTATTTCCTGAACCGTATGTAGCGGATTGAATAAGTAACCCTGTCGCCATTATTATTATACAGCAAACGACTTAAGAACTGAAAACAACGTTGGCTATACCTCCGGTGATTCTCAAATAATTGTATGATTCCACAAAAGCTCTGACGTTGTAAGTGTACTGGTTGGTTTGAGCTGTTCCCTTCACTACAACCGTAACTACATCGTTAGGTCCATACAGTAAGTTTCCTTGTGCGTCTCTCTGGTTAGGGTTGACGACAGTTGGGTTTGGCAAGTTCAAGGTTGATTTCAATACACACTGCGTTACAGTTCCCGTGCTTGAGTTTGGAGGAATAGTTGGGGGTTGGATATAAGTGTTTCTTAATACTACTTTGTTAATCATTGATCCATTTACATGACCGCTTGGCTGACCTTTATAATGATCTAATGAGAATGAATAGCTGTATACTCCTGGAATAGTTGTGACGCTCTGTCCTGAATAATGACGGTAATGCTGAATAAGTGAAAAGAACGAAAACGGTTTGGTTCCGAATCTTTCTAGTCCGTCAAACACGATTGTAGATTCAATTAAACTATCTCTTTGCGATACATTTGTAGGTAATGCGTTTCCGGATGTCAGGGAAGCAGTAATTGGATTGTAATTACTTATATCTATTGGAGGTGCGAATGCGTTCGTCCAGTTCGTGTAGTTGTCGTAATCGTTGTTTTGAGCTCTGTCGTTTCTTTGCACTACCCAAACTACTTGAGTACATAAATTACGCATCAAAAGAAGTAAGTCATTGCTTGGTCCATACTGTCCTTCTGAACTTGTAACATCCACTTGATTAATTATGAACGAATGTTCGGTTTTTACTACATGAGCCATTTCTGCGTCACTAAGGAAAATATAGTTTGCTTCGATGTAAGGATTAAGTCTCCATGTCGTTAAATCTGGAATTGTAGGCACAACTGGACTACTGTTGTATACCGGAGGAGAAAGGAACATATTCATCATGAACCGAGGATCGGTAGGGTCTGGAGCTATTCTGGTGTTGAATGTTGTGTTATTAAAAACTCCTTTCACATAATCTCGGTTATCTATCACCGTAAATAGCTGGTACATGTTTTTCAGTTCAACTACAATTTCAACTACTGAATACTGAAGAGCTCCAATTGGTAAAGCTGATCCCACATCTTCACAAAACCAGAAATGTAAAGGAATGTTCAATGATCTGCCGTAAATTGAAGGTTCGGGAGGATTGGACGATGTAGAGTAAATGGAACTTGGATACTGGTTAACTCGGCCGTATGCGTTTGCTGGATCATACATCGCAGGAACGTTTCCTACCATCTGGTCTACCAAGGCCTTTTTGTGTGGATCAAAATTCAAATTCGCGTAAAGTTTCATCCACTCTCCTGTGTGTCTCACTACTTCTTGACCGTTGATGACTATAGCTACATAGTTAATGATATTGTAACCGATGTTATTGATCCATTGGAAATCGTATCCTAATGCAGTAGTGCTTTGATTTATGTTTGTATGCCCTGATTGAATAGGAACTACAGGTGAATAAATATTAGGTAAATCTAAAATTAAATAACAATCGTTCACCAACTGCGCAAACTGTTCTACTTTAGCTCTCAGCGTTAACGTCCCCGACTGAGGAATCTGTAAATTCTTGCTTTGAAACACTAATTGAAAATGTTCCATTGCGAAATCTGTGTGGCGCTTGTAAACAGACCTAAAATGTGTGAACGACGGGTTACCACATACTAGAATATCTTGTGCGCCTTTAGCTACTAATTGCATTAAGCCTCCCATTTCACTTACTTATTATTGAATAGTTTTATGTGTGTAGACTGAACACTTTTGACATCCTGGTATCTTTACTCCAGTAATGGCTGTTGTAGTGCAATTACATAATCTTGTAAGTGTAAGAGTATTTGCGTTGATGTTTGTTCCGTTACTTGTTGCTTGACTTCTCAATATGAAGTCAGCTGTTTGTGATGCTACGTAGTCGGTCCACATAGATGCAGTTCTCACGGTTTTAAGATTACCTCCAACACGAGGAATGAGGAAGGCTGCGTTGTAAGGTAATTGTGGTGGATCTTGTGCAGCTATGTCCACATTGTTATTCAAGTTCGCAGTGACGTAAGTTCTTGCTTGACGTAACTTAAGTAATCTCGTCCAGTCTCCTGCTGACAATCCACGGGTTCCGGTTTGTAAGTTTGCCATTGATGTTCCCGCTCCAGCGTTTGATACTGTTGCCATTTGTAAATCACCTTATAAAAACAATTTAAATAACTACGTCTTGTAAAAACTTTATTGTATTTCCTGAACGAACTCCTATTCTAAACAATCGCTTTTCGTCTCCCCAGGCTCCATAATCAAACACCTCGTTTGTTTGCGTATCAAGTATCATCATGATGCCTTTGATTTCCACGATCTGTAACTTTCGTGTCTTTTTCATTAAATTGCGCTGGTAAGATACATCCTTCTCGTCCAACAAGTAAGAAGGTCGATAAGCAAGATCTTCAGCTGTGACCCCTGAATCAAAGCGCATACACTGGATCACCGGTTGTTCTTTCGAATGTAACTTGCGATGAATTTCGCAATCTACTGCCGCCTGTTTCAGAATACTGGATATGTTCTTTGCAATACGTCCCTTTTGGTAACTCAAGTTGTAAAGCACTTCGTCGGACGTCATGAACGATTCTTGGCCTTCACCTGTTTCGTAGTATTTCGTAGACGTATCGTTTCGTCGGATAGCTACGATGTTTGGAGCCTTGTCTGCGTCCGCCGTTGACGACTGTTCGGGAGTGAATACCGACATGTAAATTTTGACAGTAACGTTTCTGTCTTCTGGAGGTAACTTGTCGTGCGAGTTCAAACGAATAGCGCGGCCTATAACCTGGTCTATACGTCCAGCGTTCCAGTAAGGTTCCAAAATGTATACGTTTCTCACGTTCTTTAAAGTTATACCTTCAGCTGAAGCGCTACTTCCCAACAAAACACACAGTCTACGTTCCTTTATTGAATCTTTCATGGATACCGGAATTTCCTCGTTGAATATATCGAGAATAAGGTTACGTTCCTTGTCGTTTTTACCTGTATACATTCCGTACGCCGGCTTTCCTTTTTCCATTGATGGATCCTCTTTCCATACTCCTCCGTCCTTTATCAATTTATATTCCTGAAACCCGTTGTTATCAAGCACGGCACGCAGAATTCCCAATCCTTCCAACGATTCGTGCTGAGAGTAAATGTACTGGCTGTTCCATTTACCGTCCTTGCCTACATTGTGCTTCAAATCTT